GACGAACTTAAAATTATTCCAGACTGCAAGGTGTTTGTTCAGAAGCAGAGAAACGCACAATGGGAAGGTAGTTTTAACTTTTGGTTTGATGCTAAAGGATTACGATACAAGGAAAGCCCATGAGCATAAATGAATTTTTAAAGTCAATACAAAAGCACTTTGGTAACGTAGAATATAAAGCCACTTCCAAAGACGGACAAACATTTAAAAGTAAAGGATGGGATAATGCTCAAATGGAATTTAACAAAAGACAATCTAGCAAATCTAACTACAAAATTAAGATCACTTGATTGGACTAAACATTGGCGTGTAACAGTTGTAGAAGCCAAAGCTAATCGTAGCCTAGAACAAAATCTTAGATTGTGGGAGTTGTATACTAGCGTAAGTAATCATCTAGGTATTGAAAAAGATAAGATCCATGAGCTAATGGGATATAAGTTTCTAAGGTATCAGGATTTAATTGCAGGCTTTCCAGTAGAGCTTGTAAAGTCTACTACTAAACTTACTACAGCAGAAATGTCAGAATATCAACACCAAGTAGAAATATGGGCGCAAACTATGGGATGGGAATGGGATCTGTGAACTATAGAAACCCTAAACTACTAAAGCTAGCTAATGGCGCACCATGTATGATGTGTTCTATGGAAGATGGTACTGTAGTGGCAGCACATAGTAATCAGTTAAGAGACAACAAAGGCACTGGCGTAAAGGCCCATGACCACCGCATAGCTTTTTTATGTCATCAATGCCACCACATGATAGATAATGACAAATCATTAGATAAACATGATAGAATAGCAGCATGGGAAGAAGCGCACAGAAAAACTATAGGCTGGCTATTCACTAACAACCATTTAGGGGTAAAATGAAATATTTAGTAGGTATCATAGGTATATTATTTTTACCTTTTGCAGTAATCTTTGTAGCTTTTGAAGCAGCTTGTGTTTATATTGTTAATAGTTGTAACGAGGAAGAATAATGCCAGATAAAAACCCAATCACAGGTGATCTATTACAATCACGCATGAACAGTAAAGAATTTGAAGAAAATTTTGATCGTATATTTAGACAACGTATCAATGAACAAAAACTTAACAATGATGACATGTTACCTGAATATGAATTAAACAAATCCACCGGAGAAGTCCAGAAAGTAAACAATGGCAAAGATAACACCAACTCAACTAAGCCTTAAAAAGCTTAGAGATGAGGGTTATACGGTTTGGATTACAGAGCATTGGAACTCATTTTCTCGTACTAGGCAAGACATGTTTGGTTATTGCGACATCATAGCGGTAAGAAAAGATGAAACATTAGCAGTACAAACCACTACCAAATCTAATATGTCAGCTAGAATACATAAAATAGCTGATAACGTAAATGCACCTAAATGTCGTGAAGCTAATTGGAGAATTGAAGTGCATGGTTGGTTTCAATCGGAAAACGGATGGGAATGTAAGATTGAGGATTTAAGTTGAAATTTCAATCAGAGCAATATTACCATCAATACAAAGATGCAGTCATGGAAGCAATAGGCGAAAACAAAATGACTTGCCAAGACATGTCTTTAAAGTTAGATGTGCATTACAATCGTATTAAATGGGTTATGTACAGGCTTAGAAATGAAGATCATCTTGTATCATATACATTTAATGACATTACTTACTATCACAAACCTAAACCTCATCCATTACAATCTATATTTGGCCATGAGGTAAACTTTACAGACGATCAAATAAAGTCATCACAAGTTTATAACGAAAAAAACGCTAAACATAATTTAAGATTTAACTCAGATCAAGATTCATTTCATGGTAGTTCTATAGTAGGTGAAGGAGTAAAAATAGGAACATGACGCAAGAAGATATTATTGTTATATACAAAAAAGTATTTCCCACAGGATACGAACCAATTAGCATAGATCGCATAATGCAATTTGCCAGGTTAATAGAAGAAAAGGTTAAAAATGCTTAGTATGGATCGTTTATTATGTATATGCGAGGACTGGGCTTTATACATGAAAGCACATGACAGTCATAAGCTAGGCTTTCCAAAAAAAAGCATAGGCATGAGTTCAGGGGGAGAATCAACAGCAGATGCGTTTGAAGATATGGTATCAGCTCAAGATTTAAAAAATGTACATACTATTGACAGTATCATTCATTCATTGCCTAAAGAACAACAGGAAGCTATTTACACACGCTTTTTAAAGACTAGGAAGCCATTTGCCTATGAATTTAAGTTAGAGCTTGCTATGGACAATCTTATAACAATTGCAGGCAGACGTATAAATGCCTAAAATATAATACACAAGCATAGTCAGTTTTGATATAATCGCAGTTGTGGGAGAATTGTATCTATTACTTTCACATAAGCTCACTTAAAACGTGGGCTTTTTTTATATCATTACATAGGGAACAAAGTGAAAATCACAGTATGCCAAGATTGCGGAGATGTGTACGACTACACAGGCTACCCCACTTGCCCTGAATGTATTAGAGATGGTGATACTACCAAAAAATCAACAGATATACCCAAATTGCTATTGAAAGATCAAAATGCCATACAATCTACAACAACATAAGCTTTTTGAAGCAGCAGCTCACAATCCTAAAGTGGCTAAGCGTGTAGGTATTCCAGTTGCAACAGCAGCTAAAATGGCATCAGAAGGCGTAAAGAAAGATCCCCATAAACTAGCGCAAGCCCTAATGAGTAAATAATATGATTGGTTCACCAGAAAACAACTTTAATACTATGCAAGCCCAGCAACCTAAAAATCAAATGTTAGGTAATGCTTTGCGTACTATGCCTAACAATCAAGCACAACCAAGCATGTTAGCACCAAATCAATATGGTAGCCCTACTCCACAGATGAGTAACATGCAGATGCCACAATCAAACGCATCATTTAACATGCAACCACCAATACCTAATATGAACCAAGCTCCACAAGCACCTATGACTATGGGACAATCACAAGGCCAAAACAGATTTGGCGTGGGATTAGCTAAACCAATGCCACAAGCTACACAGGTATCCTAATATGAATGAATTTATAGCCACATTATTTTTAGCAAGAGAATTAGCACATAGATACCATTTATCTACTAAAAGCTATTCACAACATAAAGCCCTACAAAACTTCTATGAAAATCTATTAGACTTAACAGATGACCTAGCAGAAATGACGCAGGGCGCACATGGCTTACTAAACATTCCTATTTTGACAGAAAAGACTAGCTACAAAGAACCATTGTATTGTATCGTTGATAAACTTAAATATGTAGAAGCTAATCGTTACAAAGCATTTAGCAAAGAAGATACAGCATTACAAAACAAGATAGATGAGATTGTAGAAACATTCTTACGTACTATCTACAAGTTAGAAAATTTAAAGTAAGGATATCGTATGACAAACAAACCTGGATTATGGGCTAATATTCACGCTAAACAAGATAGAATTAAAGCTGGATCAGGTGAACACATGCGCAAACCAGGAACTAAAGGCGCACCAACAAAGCAAGATTTCAAAGATTCACAAGCTGATCCTAAAAAGATGGCAAAAGCTTTAATGTATAAGGACTAATTGTGGCAAGCATAAGGGATACATTAGCTAACCTTGTAGAACAATACAAGGCAAGTGATACGCCAATGGCAAACCTAATGCGTGGTGACACAGAAGGTGCTAAACAATCAGCAGCAAATGCTTTTGAAGGAATGACTAAAGATCCTTATGGTGGATTAAATGCTTCTACAACATTGGGATCAAAGTTAGCCCCTATGTTATTAGGGCATACTGCTTACCATGGTAGCCCACATACGTTTGATAAGTTTTTATTAGAAAAATTAGGTACAGGCGAAGGCGCACAAATGTATGGCCATGGTATGTATTTTGCTGAAAATCCTAAAACAGCAGAACAATATCTTAAAGATTTAGGCACAGAAATAACAGTAAACAATAAACCACTATTTAAAGCTAATCAAGTTGTAGGAACGACAGGCAATGAAGCTGTAGATGATTATTTATTAATGCATCATGGTGATATTAACAAAGCATTAACATCTATTAAAAATGATTATAATATTGTAACAAAAACTAATCCAAAAGGTGCTGAAAGTTATCTGCCAAATATTAATGCATTAGAAAATTTACAACAAAATAATGGTGTAAAAGTTAAAAATACTGGTAATATTTATAAAGTAGATATTCCTGATGAATCTATACCTAAAATGTTAGATTGGCATAAACCTTTATCAGAACAAACGCAAGAAGTACAGCAAGCATTATATAATTTTCCACATAGAAGTCCTGAATGGACATTTAAAGACTCATTAGAAACAATGCAAGCAGCACCACATACTAAAGATGTAGCAGGTATGAATCCTACTGGACAAGAAATATATAGTTTATTAGGCAAAGGATCAATGGTAGGTAATAAAGCTTCTGGTCAAAAATATGCTACTGATTTGTTATCTCAACAAGGTATAACAGGCATTAAATATTTAGATGCTGGCAGTAGAGAAACAGGTGGCACACATAATTTAGTAGTATTTGATCCTAGTACAACAAAAATATTAGATAGAAAGCAACAATTAATAGATTTATTACAACAATAACGAGGAATTGGGCTACCCCAATTTTAGTGAAATGAATGAAAACAAAGACTTAGAAGTTGAATTAAATATAAATAAGGGTGGCGCACCTAAAGGCAATACTAATGCTGCTAAAGCTAAGATATGGACAGACGCAGTAAGAAAGGCCATTACTCAGGGTGAGAACATAAACTTATTAGCTCATGCTTTAGTAGATAAAGCAATGGCAGGCGATATATCAGCACTCAAAGAGATTGGTGATAGATTAGAAGGCAAGGCCACACAACAAATAGACCAGAACACAGAACATAGTGGTGAAGTCACTTACACATGGAAGAAGTAGTAATACCCTATACTCCACGAGAAGCATTTAACCCATTACACGATACAAACAAAAGATGGGCTGTAGTAGTTGCACACCGTAGAGCAGGCAAGACCGTAGCTTGTGTTAATCATCTTATAAGAGAAGCACTTATAACTGAACGCACAGACTTTAGAGGAGCTTACTTAGCACCTTTCTACCGTCAAGCCAAGTCAGTTAGCTGGGATTACTTCAAATATTTTAGTAGATCAATACAAGGTACTACTATAAACGAATCAGAAATGCGCATAGATTTTGCGAATGGCGCAAGAATACAATTATTTGGTGCAGACAATGCAGATAGTTTGCGAGGACTATTTTTTGATCTGTTAGTCGCTGATGAGTATGGTGACTGGAAACCCTCAGTTTGGAATTACGTTATACGTCCTGCATTGGCCGATAGACAAGGTAAAGCTATTATTATTGGCACACCTAAAGGTCGCAATCAATTTTGGGAAGTGTATAACAGGGCTACTACAAGTAGCGAATGGTTGGCACTCAAGATCACTGCATCAGAAAGTAATATACTTCTGCCTAGCGAGTATGACTCCCTAAAAAGAGAAATGACCGAAGATGCTTGGCGACAAGAGATGGAATGTGATTTTGATGCTGCTATACCTGGTGCAATATGGGGTAGAGAACTATACCAAGCCGAACAAGAAAACAGAATCACAGAAGTTAAGTATGATAAAGAAGTAAATACAAACACAGTATGGGATCTAGGGTATAGTGATGATACTGCTATATGGTTCTATCAGGTCATTCATGGGGAAGTCCACGTGATTGACTATTATGCTTCAAGTGGTAAGGAAATAGCTCACTATGCTGCGCAAGTGCTTACCAAACCTTATAAGTTTGGATTACATTATCTACCGCATGACGCTAAAGCTAAAACTTTAGCATCTGGTGGTAAATCTATTGTAGAACAGTTAGCTTCTCACTTTGAGT